ATAATACTAGTAGAAACAATTAAGAGCTATTTATTATAATATGGCCATCATAAAACAAGATTATATCGGTATTGGGCCGCGCCTGCCATTGGATTATGACAAGGTTAATGGCCCATACGGGCTGATTGTTGATCCGACAGAAGAGATTAAACAGAATTTTAGGAATTTGATGCTTACAAACCCCGGTGAAAGAATTATGAATTCGGATTTTGGTGTAGGATTAAGTAGATTTCTGTTTGAAAACTTTACAACAGAGGTTCAGGAAGACATCTCAGAGAGGGTTTATACCCAGACAGAAAGATATTTACCTTCAGTAAACATAAATTTTGTTAAATCAGTTTTTGATGAGGGAAAAAATCAACTTTATGTCCGAATTGAGTATTTTATACCTGTTTTGGGGATTAATGACTTAATAGACCTTAAAATAGAGAACACCTCAGTGAGCTTATAAGATGACTAAAAAAAGACCGCCGATTAATTTGACAAGTAGAGATTTTGAATCGATCAAACAAGATTTAATAAACTATACAAAAGTTTATTATCCCGAAACCTATCAGGACTTTAATGAATCGAGTTTTGGTTCTATGATGTTTGATATGGTTTCTTATGTCGGCGATATTCTTTCCTTTTATATTGATTATCAAACAAATGAAACGCTTTTAGATAGTGCCATTGAGGCAGAAAACATTACAAGGTTGGCCAGACAACTTGGTTACAAATATCCCGGTGCATCGACCGCATCGGGTAGATGTGCTTTTTATGTGGAAGTTCCCGCTCAATCTGATGTCGCTGCTTCAAAGCCGAGCAACGATAATTTGCCGATTTTAAAAAAGAATACTATTTTGTCCTCCGCTGGCGGCGCAACCTTTACCCTTATAGAGGACGTTGATTTTGCAGGAGAAGGTGTTGAAGTTGTCGTTGGCGAAGATGATGGGAAAAAGCCAGTTACATATGCTTATAAGGCCTATGGGGATGTTGTTTCTGGTATTCTTGAGACTCAAGTCTCAGCCGTGACGGCACTTTCAAAATTCCTAGAAATCGAAATTGATGATACAAATGTTACAGAAATTGTTTCTGTTATAGATAAAGATGGGAATGAATATTACCAAGTAGAATATTTGTCACAAAATATAGTTTTTGAAGCAATAAGAAACTTTAATCAAACTTCTGTGGAAGAGGCCGCCTATATTTTAAAGCCAAAGTTGGCCCCGCGAAGATTTATTGTGGAGCACGGCCTCGACGCCAACACAAAAATTAAATTTGGCTCTGGCTCTGAAAGTTCAATTGTAGATAATGAATTTCCGGACCCGTCCTCTGTTGTTCTAAAAAAATATGCTAAAGAATATTACACGGATGATACATTTGATCCAAACAAGATATTAGACTCAGATAAGCTTGGTGTAATGCCTCCGATAGGAGATATTACAATTAAATATAGAAAAAACACCGCCGACAACGTGAATGTTCCTGCTGGTGCTATTTCAAAAGTAACATCTCCGATTGTTGCTTATAAAAATTCGGATATATCCTCTGCAATAAAAAACAAGGTAAATTTAACCTTAGAAGTTGAGAATGAAAATCCTATTACCGGACAGGTTAAGCCAGTTTTGGCAGAAGAATTACGAGTTCGTGGTCTTGATGCCTTTGCCAGCCAAAATCGGGCGGTCACCAAAGATGATTACATTTCTTTAATTTATAGGATGCCTCCTAAATTCGGCGCGGTTAAAAGAGCTAACGTCGTCAGAGACAATTTTTCTTTTAAAAGAAATTTGAACATATATGTTGTTTCAGAAAACGAAAAGGGGTTTTTAACCACATCGCCATCAACAGTTAAAAATAATTTAAAAACTTGGCTTAATCATTACAGAATAATAAATGATACTGTTGATATTTTAGACGGCAAAGTTGTGAATTTCGCCATTGAGTTCAGTATTATATCAAAAGCAGAGGCAAATTCTACTGATGTGTTGAACAAGGCAATTATAGTATTAACGAAACATTTTGAAAATAAATTATTGATGGGCACCCCGCTTTATATTTCAGAGATTTATAAATTGTTAAACGACATAAAAGAAGTTGTTGATACTAGGGATGTCAAAATAATTAATCAATTTGGTGCTGATTATAGTAATGACACATACGACATAGAATCAAATATAAGCGCTGATAAAAGGTTTGTTTTTGTCCCAGAAAATACTGTGTTGGAGCTTAGATACCCTAATCGTGATATCGTGGGAGTGGTAATTTAATGGCTGTTAAAAGGTTTTATGCTGACCAAGATAATACAATTACAAACGCTTATAAGCAAAATCTTACTTCTAGGGCCACCGGCTCTAATATGGGCGCCGCCGATATTATAGAAATATTTTCTATCTATGGTCAGGCTACAACATCGTCCGCCGAGTTACAGAGGGCTTTAGTACGATTTAATATTACAGATATTTCTACTGCCCGTACCGATGGCAACATCCCTGCCCTTGGCAGTGTTAATTTTTTCTTTCGGGCATTTAATTGCCCCCACCAAAATACAACACCATCCGACTTTAAACTTGTCGTGGCTCCGGTGTCGGAGTCTTGGGATGAGGGCGTCGGACTCGACATGGACGAGTATGCGGAAAAGGATACTTCAAATTGGGTTTCTAGAAGTGCCGGTAATGCTTGGGAAGTTGCAGGCGGCGATTATCTAACAGGCTCGCTTGACAATTTTTATGAGCAAACATTTTCTACTGGCTTAGAAGATCTTTCTATTGATGTTACAGATCAGGTCGAGGATTGGATTAGTGCGGCTACGGGAAATTACGGCTTTGGCATTTTCTTGACTTCAAGCTTGGAAACTGATACTGTTTCTTATTATACTAAAAAATTCTTTGGCAGGGGAAGTGAGTTTTTCTTTAAGAGGCCCGTACTAGAAGCTAGGTGGGATGGTTCCAAGAAGGATAATAGGGGAAATTTTGTAATTTCCAGTTCCCTTTTGTCAACGGCAGATAATTTAAATAAACTTTATCTTTATAATGTTTTTAAAGGGGCCTACAAAGATATCCCAAATTTGGACACGGTCAGCGAATCGACTGTTGGATTAATAGTGTCTCTTTACAGAGACGCTCTTACAGATACCGTGCCAGCTTCTTTTACAGCTAGTTGGGCATCCACGGGCATTTATTCTGCTTCTGTTTTCCTAAATACTACCGCGTCTGTTCTTTATGATGTTTGGAGTACGGGAAGTTTTGTCACAGACGATCTTGCAAGGGCAACCCAGTATCACACAGGCTCAATTACACTAAACACCCATGTGGCTGGTACAAAAAACCCCTCAGATTCTTATATTATTAGTATGACAAATCTTAGAAAAGCCTATGAGACAGACGAAAAGGCTAGATTTAGAGTTTATGCCAGAAATAAAAATTGGAACCCAACAATTTATACTGCCGCTTCAACTAATATTGCAACAAGCATGGTTGAAAGTTTATACTATCGTATAAGTCGAGAGGCGGATGATCTAGTTGTTGTAGATTTCGGCACCGGGTCTATCAAATATACTGCCACCAGCTATGATGTGTCTGGAAATTATTTTGATTTTGATATGAACCTTTTGGAGCCGGGCTATTCTTATATTGTTAGTTTTTTAGCAGAAGAGAATGGAAATAAAAAGCTTGTTAAAAATACATTTAGGTTTAGAGTTGAAGAATCTGATAGCTAAATAATTATTAATAATGGGCACAAAAAGTTTTTTTAAAAACCAGACCGGCCAACCAGCCGAATCAAAAGGCGCGGTTAAAGATAATTTAGTTAATTCTTTGGCCGACGCTGAGTCTTCTTATCATGTTGAAGAGCGTGCCAAGGAGCAGGCATATCTTTTACCAGATATAGATTATTCAGACTTGTCTACTCATGTTAGATATGGCCTGGCTTATGATTATTATAATAATGCTTTTAAGAGAATTCGCACACAATATCCTTATGATGGCTCTGCTGGCGAAAAAACAAGTTTTTATAATGATTTAGCTCCATTTGAAAAATATATCTTGGATAATGATTATCCAAGATACAATGGCTATGTGACTATTGGCACAGGCTCTCAGTATGGCTCTACCACCCCTCTTCATTTTGGAACTACAACAATTCCTCAATATATTAGATTTTATGGCGGCCCTCACGAGAACAATATTATTGATTCTGA